CCTTCAATAAAAAATTCATCGTTATAAGCTACATTCTTTAAAACACGTTCTTGTACTTCTGCACTACCTACATAGGCTTTTTCATCTAATGTTCCTGTTTGCCCTAAAATAAGTTTTGATATTTCGCTATTACATCTTTGTATCATCATATCAAACACCTGAAAAGCATCTGAACGGTTACTTTCTACTAACTCAATTAAATCATCAGTATCAAACACCCCATAAGAAGCTACACCCATATTTCTAAGCATTGATTCCATATTAGCTCGTGTTTCTTCATCTCTAGTATTAGTTTTACCTATTCTAATAGGGCTACCAAATATTTCTACAAATTCACTCCATGCTCCTAATGCGTTTTTCTTCCAAATAACTAAAGGGGCTGCTTTCATGTACAGTCCTAAATCTCTATCCTTACCAACTCCAATACACCAATTATTATAAGGTGGATCTAAGTAAGGATAACCACTTAAATCTGCATAGGTATTAGTTACTATATGAAATTCGGGCTTAACGTATTCACGAGGTACTAATTCAACTGATTTAAAAGCATTATCTATAACGCTATCAAATTGAATTAATGAATGTCCGTAAAAAATAGCATCTAATGAATAATCTATAAAATCTCTAAACCATTTATGCTTAATAATTTTCTCTAAATCTTCGCTTTCTTCACCGTTTAATAAAACATCAAAATCTTTAGATAGTGTTAAGTTTTTACGTTGGTTTACTGCTGCTGTTAAATGAGCATCTAATTCAATATTTTTGTAAACCTTATATAATTCCGAACGTTGCGGAGCCGTTAATGATTCAGCTCTAATAACTGCACTTTTATAAGTAGATATATCTGTAATACCTCTGTATAATTGTGTAGGAGTAGTAATACGTTTTCTAATATCTGCCGTTTTAGGCATATTAACAGAAACATTCTGTACTTTATTAAAATCTATGTTATATCCAAATAATTTCATTACCAAAGTTGATTTGATGTTTTAATTGTACCACCGTTTGAGTTACCCCATCTAATTGAAACACCTTGTTGTGGTAAAATACTAGGTAAATCTGCTGTTAAATCTCCACTTGCACAACGTTTAAGCCATGCAATAGCCCCACCGTTTTGTGTAGCATTATTTCCATCATAACGTTCCTTTCTTAAATCTGGAACATTACGGGGGTTAATTCTGCTATGTAAATGGTATAAAGTAATATCTAAAAGATACATTACTATTTGTTGGTTTCTATTATCTCCTTCTGTCCATTTAGTAGTATCATCTGGGTAAGCAGCAGTTAATGTATAAGCACTACCAACGCTCCAAAATTGTGTTTCAGTTGGTAAAATACCTTTACAGTTTAATAAACAAGTGTATTCAATATTATCAAAATAAACCTTATCTCCAGCAACATAAGAAGTAGAGTTATTATACTCATCTTCTGGTAATGTAACATAAAATAGTGATTTATCAACAGCCTTTAAAGTCCATTCAGAAGCATTAAAAGCGTGTGCTGTTGATCCTGCAATAGATTTGTAAATATTACCATTATAAACTACATATTGTCCAGTAGTGTAAACAGTAGTAGCACTAAAAGCACTTGCAGTCCATTCAACTAATTGTTTGCCGTTATAAGTAGCAGTAACATCAAAAACTTTAGTATCTGTAAAAATAGAATTAATTAAATAGCGTTGTGCTAAATAACTAATCATTTCGCTTTGTGCGGATTGCTCAACATCTAGTTTAGTTTGTTGGTTAGATTCGATTATTTGACTTAAGTTATCCGATTGAATAACACGCAAATAATCATTATCTCTTAAAAGTCTAGCCATTGTACAAAAATATAAACAAAATACGCTTAATTAATACTATTGTTACTAATATTTTCTAAATCTAATTTAACCTTATTCTCTTTAATCTTATGAACCTCAGCATTAAGCATAGCTAATTCTAATTTGTGCATATCCTGAACGTAGGTTATAAAGTTGTATTTCAACTCTTTAATACGTGTTTTCTTAGTTATTATGAACGTATCGGAATGGATAAGGCTGTTTGTGCTAACATCTTCAATAAAGAATGTTATTGTATTATGCCCATCAATTAGTTCTTTGTGTGATTTTACTTTCATTATAATCTATGTTTTACGTTTATTGGTGCTACTCCTATTTTTCTTGCGTATTGAGTAATATCTCCTTTTTGATACATTTGGTATTCGTTCTTAAATGCTTCACAAAGTAAATAATCTGTTAAGTCGCTAATATGCCCAAATGGTTGGTATGATACACCACTTTTAGCATCTTTAACTTTTGTTTTATCCTTAGTTCCATCTGCTGCTTCTTTAGTATTAGTAAAGTCTTGTATTGCTTCTTTTAACTCTGGATTAATTATAAACTCAATATCGCCAAAATTACTAAAAAGAATTGTATTAAAAAAATTACCTCTCATAACTATTGAAGGATTAGATTTACTAACTCTCATAATAGGTCTATAATTAGTCAATTCATTTTGTATTAGTTTAAAAAAATTATGTCCTTTCTCCTGCTTAACATCTTCTTTTTGACTTGTTGCATCTCCATAAATAAACAAGCCGCTTTCATGGTGTGGGTATTTGCGTTTAAACTCATTACAAACATCCTTTATTGTATTTCTAGGATTAACACCTAAAATAGTATCAATTAACCTTATTTGCTTATTGGATATTTGGAATATACCACATGGTAAATATGGATTAACGTTTTCATCCCAGCTAATGTGTAAAGGTAATGTAGGTTCATAATGACATAGCTTAACGTGTTTATCTAAACTAAAGTATTTATAGAACTCTGCTCCTGTTCGTTCCTGCAAATCCCAGTTACCCTCAACAAACACTTCATATTCATATCTAGGCATTGATTTAAGAGATTCTAAATAATCTAATGGTATAAATGGATTATCTGTAATCTTAGAAGGAATATAAAGCCAGTTAGGTGGTAAGGTACTATTTTTCCACTTATTATAAATTAACTCTTTAACCCAATTGTTAGCAGGATTACAAGTTGCTAAAATTATTGGTTTAGGTTGCTTTTCAATTATTTGTGATCCTGCACGTTCAATACACTTATAAAAAGTCTTTTGCTGTAATTCGTTTACCTCTTCTAAAAGAAAACCATTTACTTCTAATCCTTTAAATCGATTTAACTCTTTATCATCTGCATAATTTTCTCCTAAGAATATAATTTGGCTATCATTCTGTAAAGTTACGGTTTGGGTGTCTTGATTGTATTTTTTAACAAATGAAGTAGGGCAAATTTTAGTAAATGATGGTATTGTATTAAGTTTAAGAGTTTGAAGTGTAGAACGAACCACGCACCATTTACTTTTAGGGTACATCTTACAAAGTAATAATAAAGCTCCTAATCCTGCAAAAGTTTTGCCACCACGAATAGCACCGCCATACATAATGAAGTTATACTTATTACTAAATATAGCTTCTAAAAATTCATCCTGTTTAGGGAACGATTCAAATAAGATTTGTTTTGACATTAAAGTTTAATTTCAACACCGCCAATTTTAAAAACCTGTTCAAGTGTTTCATTTTCAGTTACTAATCCTATTAATTGTTTAGGTTTACCAAATCTATATTCTAGCCATAATTTTATAGCTGCCACATCTCCACTTTCTACTTTTTCAGCTAATTTAACCCACACTTCAATAGATGCTTTAGTAGCATCCATGTTTTCTATCATTTTTAATTCATCTGATTTAGGCTTTCTACCTGCACCCTCTCTAGCACCGCCATTATTAGCTCTATTATCCATTTTGATAAAAATTGTTTAATCAATTACAAATATAACAAAAAATCTATAAATTCTAACAAAATTAAAAATTTAATTGGTAATAGTATAATTCTGGCTATTGTGTAGAGTATGTTTAGTATCATAGGTTAAAAGTTAATATCTCCGTTAAATTGTTTTATAATATTGTGTAGCACATTCGAAAGCTATTTCTAATAAACCAGCATTAGTAAAATTATTAGGAGTATTAATTTTAACCTCAATTTGTTTTTTATCATAAATATATCTTTCAACTACATCTATCATAAGTTTAGGACTGTTAGTATTTGAGTTTACTATATCCTTTGCATCTTGTATTGTTATCATATTAAAAAGGGTTTTCTATATTATTAATTTTTATATCATTCAAAAAGTCATTGTTTGGTTCTAGTGGCTTTGGTGTTTCAAATACATTACTTTGTTTCATCTTAACATCAAAAAATGGATTTTTATTTTGTAAATAATATCTATTTTGTAAGTAATCAAAATGAAATTCCTTTTGTCCTAACTGACCTACTAACCTCTGTTTCTTAATCTTATCAGCTCCAAATATAACACTAGGGTTTTTTGGGTCTGTACATCTATATGGTCTCCATACAAATATAACATTATCTGATTTATCTGCAAAAGTTCCACCGCCTTTAATTTTATAAGCGTTTGGTTGTGGGTAATTTTGTCCAGCAATATAAACTGGAGTTACTTGATGAGCAACTAAATGTATTGATACATCGTTAATAATAGCGAATCTTTTAATGTTTGCCATAAATTTAGAGATATACAAATCCTCTCTACTATTTCCAATATTATGATCGAACTGGTTATAAGGGTCTAAAATAATAGATTTAATACCTTGTTTTCTAACTAGATATAACATTTTTTCTTCTATTGATTTCCAAGTAAAATCCTTTTCAGGGTATACATAAAAGAATTTATTTTTAATTATATCAATAGCGTCATTATATTCAGCCTTATCCATAACGTGTTTGTCATAAGTATCTGTACTTTTACCAACAAACATATGAATTAAATCATCATAAAACTCATCCGCTGGGAAATCTTCAGGACTAAAAACACCTATTTTCCAATCATCAAAATATGCTTTAGCTAATAGTAATTGCTTTAAAAAAGTACTTTTACCCTCATTCATATAGCCAGTCCATAATGTAACTTCACCTAAACGGTGTGTAAAGTTTTCATTTAATTGATGCCAATGAGTAGTTTCACCTCTACGTTTACCCTCACTAAAAGTTTTAATCATTGAATCCTTTACATCATCTAAAGTAAATAAACCCTCTATTTTAACTTGTTTAGCTCTTTTAAAACACTCAATTAAAGTTTCTTTACTATCCTTTAATAAAACATCATTAGCGTCTTTACAGCCAATAGGAAACGATATTACTTTACATTTTTCAGCTCCTAATCTTCTAATTAATTCATTTTCTAATCTTAAACCGTTTGCATCCTTATCAACTGCTATGTAAATAGTTTCAGCTTGTTCAAAAACTTCATAACAGTTTGTAATACATTCTAGCTTTTTATCAATGTTTTTATCGTTTTCATTCGGTGCGCCTTGATTAACGGTAGTAACATTTGTATAACCAGCCATTTCAAAAGCCATGCAATCAAATTCACCCTCAGTTATAATAATTTCTTTAGATGTTTTAATGCGATCATAATTGTAAATAATTGCTTCTGCATTAGTACTTTGCCTAAAATCTTTAGTTTTAATATTTCGTTTCTTAAAATTAATTAATTCACCATTTCTAAGATATGGAAATATAACCCAGTCACCCTCTTGAGCTATTTTATTTTCAATAACTACATTTTGAGATATACCCCTATTTAAAAATATTTCTAATGCTTCAGAAGTTATTTTAGTAAAGTTAGTTTTAACTGGCTTTTGATAGTTTTTAGTTTCACCTTTAACTACACAACCATTCCAACCGCACTTATGGCAGTTGTATAAACCATTATCTAAATTAACAGATAAACAAGTATCTTGATAATTCTCTTTACCTAACTTTACACAATTTGGACATTTACACTTTTGTTGTATTCCGTTATTGTTTTTTGGTTCGATGCCAATGGCATAAAATAATTGAATGCTAACCATTTTTTTTAGGGTATTTTAAATTGTAAGTTCTGCAATGTTGCTTAATGGCAACTTCTGACATCCCACCTTGTTCAATTTGATAAGGTGCGCCATAAAGTCTTTCATTATTTTTTATAATATATTCTAGCTGGTAATCTTCATCGAAAAAAGTTTTAAATTTATTTTCTTCTTTACTATCATTTACTTTACTATTCTTTACTATAGTATACTCTACTATACTATGCGTATTAATGTCTTGTTTTTGTGGGTTTGCGTATGCAATTTGACTTAATATGTATGCACTTTGAATGCTTAAACTGTTTAAATGTATACATAATGTATGCATATTGATACATTCGTTTTTTCTTCTTGAGTAGGCATCTTTAATATTTTCAATAAACTTTTCACTAAAAACTATTCTATTTTGTTCCCAAAGTTCTTTATTAAATTCTCCAATATTACATAAATCTGTGATAATCTCTATCAATTTTTCTTCATTAATTTTACATTTAGAACTTAAAAACATTAACTGAGTATAATTAGATAGGTTTAAATAATGATAATTAGTTACTGCTAATTGTCTTAAAATTTTAATCCAAGTTGCATATCCATCATTGCCATATTTATTTTCAATATAATACATTGCTTGTCCCTCTTTACATAAAAAGGGAAAATAGTCTACTGTGTTTTGTTGATGTCTTGCCATAATTATTTTATTAAATCAGTTAATTCGTTAATTAATCTTATAACCTCATCTTTTGTTAAAACAATAGCTGGACTGTTAAAATCGCTTGTATCAGCTCCAAACATATTTATACTAAAATTAATTCCTTCTTGATGTTTTTGTATCATTAAATAATCTAAAGCATCTACTGTACAATGGTAATTTTTCATAAGTTTTATTAATGCAAAAACCCCTAAAGTTCGGGGTCGAAGTCCCTTACAATAGAGGTTTTTAAGTAATGTGATTTAATGCTGCTTCGACTCAGCGTTCACAAATATACAAAACTATATTATAATTTCAAAACTTTTACTAAACTTTTTTTCAATAAAAGACTTAGAATAAAAGTAAAAAACATAGTAATAATTTGATAGAAAATTATAACATAAGGTGGGGCTATAATCTTTTAACGCTTTGTGTTTTTTATATTCCTTTACTGCTTTGTGTAAATTTTTCATTTAAGTTTTTACGTATTTCTAAATTAATATTATGATAAATATCAGTAATGCTATTAACATATTCTTCATTTAACTTATTCTGTTTTTCTAATTCAGCTACTATTTTAAATCCTTGTTGCTGCCAAATGTTAAAGTCTTGTTTTAACTTTTGTTTGTATTCCCCAGTTAGGAGGGTTGACTGTTCAACCACTCCTTTAATTAGGGCTATAAATACTTGTGTTTCTGTTTGGATCATAATTATTTTACATTTAATCCACACATTTCTAAACAAGTGCCACACTTGCCTAAATATGCTTTTTTGTTAAACTTACTTACTAATGCTTTTGATTTCATAAATCCCATTTTTTTAACATTTATTATTTTATTTATAACAAATTCATTTTTACTAGATGGTCTAAATACTGTATCAATAGTTAAATCATTTTTAAATAACTTTCTTTGTATTTCTGCCATTTTTTTACCTATTAAATTATCTTCGTTAAAATCACAGCTAACTATTCTTAAAACTGATTTACAATAAGGTTTTAAACGTTCATATTCAGTTAATGATTTATTTATTAAACTCTCATTATCTAAGGCAGAAACCGAAGTATTAACACAAATATTATATTTTGATAATTCAATTAACTGTTCATCTGTTAAAGTATTCCAATGCCTTGTTATTATAACTATTTGTTTTTTAGATGAAATATCAAATAAAGATAATTGGCTATTTTCTTTTATCTGTTTAATAATATTTATTGTATGCTGCCAGTTTTCAGATGGGTCGCCTGAGCAGCCAATTCTAATAAATGGCATATCTATTTTTTCAATCTGTTTAACTATTAAATTTCGGTGTGTTTCATTTTCAAAGTAACGTTCAATAGATTTACTAAAATCAATTCCATATCTTTTAGCTGTTTTATAAGCGTAACAATCATTATAGCATCCATTAGGATTTTCTAATAAACCACTTTTACAACCTTTGATAGTGTCTAAGTCCCATATACCCCTCTCATTTTTAGAGAGGGATATTATGTTTTTATATTGTTTCATTATAAACGACCTACATTTGGGTAAAGTTCCTTAATCTTAGATGTATCACCTTTATAGAATACATAAATACGCTGTTCACACTTAGGATATTTACGACTGTTTAATGTTTTCTTTGCGGTTGCTCGTCTTGTAAATTCACTTTCTAAATATATAATTTTATTATAAATGTGTAAACCTTGTTCTTTAAAAAACAACTCATGTTCAGCATCACTACCATAATAACCACCATCTTTATTACGACTATCACCAGTCATTACAACAAAGAAAGTATTATCATTCATAACAGAAATAGCACGTTTATAACCTTCAAAAAGCATATCTCTAAACTGCTCATAAGTAGCTAAAGAGTTTAATTCACCTTCTGGACTTTTACCATCATAATCAATATATTTTTCTACTTTGTAATATGGTGGGCAGCTAAATACTAAATCATAATTTTGTTTAGGTGTAAATTTTGATGTATCAGATTTTAACCATTTAACATTCGGGAAGTCTTGACAAAGTGCATTATTAGCATCACATTGATTTTGTCTAATTTCACTAGATAAATATTCATAACCACAACCACCAGCAACAAAACCCATCTGAACACCACCACCAAAAGGATTATAAACACGAACTCCATTTTTAGGCATAAACATTCTAACTATAATTTCACAAGCAGTAGGATCTAAAACAGATGCGTTACCGTTTAAATCTTTTGAACTATCTGTTATAATTTCATCATCAACAACTTTTTGTTTAGATAAAACAATATTAGACATACCAGCTTTACCTTGCCAACAACCCTCACGACTTGCAAATTTTGGATTAGGGATGTTATATTTTTTACCAGCCTCTTCTAATTGTTCATTCCATGCTCTTTTAACTTTTAACCATTCACCACTTGTTGAGTTCCATAAGTTAGTCATAGCCATATGGCAAAGTCTTTTAACTCTAACTTGCTCCTCTTTACCATAATAGATATAAGTAAAATCACTTTTAGATAAATTAATTTTAAATCCTAATGCTAAAAAAACTTTTGGATTTTCTAAATCATGCTTATTTGAAACAGTCATAACCATATGATAGCCATATGTATTTTGGTCTATAATTTTTTGCACCATCATACTATAAATAGCTTTATCTTTTTTGTCTTGATACATTGCAGATTGTAATAAGCAAAACTCACCTACAATGTGGTTTACTTCATAAGTAAAAAAACCAGCAAACTCATCGTTAATTTTTAAAATAATAGCAGAATGTTTTTGCATATTTTTACGGGCTGCACGATAAGCTATCTTATCAATTAATGCAAGTTCAGCTACTTGTGTTTCATAACCAGAACCAATAACACTATCCACTTGGATAAGTTCAATTTTGTCTTCAAATAATTTTTTTTGATTTTTCATATAATTAAAAAAGCCCGAATAAATCCACAAAGGTCTCACGTTTGTTTCATTATACGAGCTGTTTAAATTCGTTTGTTACCGTTATTATTGAGACCGTAACTTGTGCAAATGTAAATACTATTTTTATAACTGCAAAATTTATTTTACTTTATTTCAAAAATGATATGTTCATAACCTTTAGAAACCTTTATTTTACGTACGTTTAACTCGTTAATAAGTTTATCATTAAAATTATATTTCTTTTGTAAACAGTCAATCATCGGTTTTAAACAGTTATCTATATCACTTGCATTATTACTAAATCCAAACTCAACAAACAAACTTAACGGTTTATCATTAAGTATTACTAAGTCATTAGGTAATATCATTAACATATCTGATTCATAACGTTTGTACTTATCCGTTTTAAATCTTCTACCTTGCCACGCTTCGTTAACTGATAACGGTTTAATATTTATTTTTATCATATCACAAAGTTAACCAATTTTTTATATATTTGTAAAAACTATTAACATGGCAACACCTACAATTAAAAACGAGATTGTTAGAAAGTACTTAAAAAAGTTTCCAAACAGTCCGAATGCTGTACTATCTAGGAAAATTTATAAAGAAAATGCTACAAGTTTTGT